TTTACATCGGTGATGTAATGTGTCTCAGCGACATTCTCATGATCTAACGCAACCACTTTTTGAAAAATGTTGTTGTCTTTTAGAATGTTCCTAAAGTCTTTTTCAGTAAAGCACAACTTTAAATCCGCAGCGGGAAATAGTGGTACTTCTATTTTATAGTATGGTAGTTTTTTCATCTAAAACCACCGCTCAAAAATACAATCAATATGATGCCAATTAATGTTAAGCCGATCATTTCAATTTTGCTCATTAGAAAATCTCCTCTTCATCAAATAGAGTTTGTTTGTCAATAAACGCTTGTGCCTTCTCTGTTAATCTAACGCCAGTGTACTTGTGCTGTCTCTTACCATCGATACGAATTGCCGATGCCGTAACGCCCTTGTCTTGTGTGGCTGCGAGGAATCGTCTCTTAAATGACAGATCATTGCCCGGGTTTAATCCGTGCTTGACTGCCCAACGCTTAAAGCACAAGAATACATGATCTTTATCTACTTCACTCATGGCATCGTACTCCAACACTTGATCAACAAATGATCCGATTGGGTTAGACATCTCTTCCATGGTTTCGAGCAGTTCTTTGCCTGTTGTTGGTTGTATGAAATATCCACCACGCTCAACCCGTCTGCGTAACCCAGCCATCGCCCAGTTAAAAATGCCCGACAACTCTTTCATGAGTTTGCTGCTCAGTGCCGTGTCTTCTTTGCCGTAGAATGATTTGCTCATCTTTAGCACAACCATACGGCCAGTCAACGCATTACTGGATTCTGATAACTGCAACACTTCGTTAGAATAAATTACGATTCGGGTTGGGAGGTATCCATTCCACGAGTCTTTGTTTTTCCGATTGACAGTAACCGTATCACCGCCCACGATCCGCAACAACTGAGAAACAACAGCACCTCGATCTCTGTCAGGCGCTCTCGCATCAGTAAAAGAAGCGAGGAGCTTGCCAAGCCAAGGTTGGAGACCAAACGTATCACACAACTCTCCTAACTCTGGTGCTACCGTATTGTGTTGTCCTAACAATTCAACGAGCACCTTGTTGATTGTTCCCTTACCCGATCTACGGGGACCGATAATGTTGAAGAATTTCTGCTGGCTGGTGTCGCCCGATAAGATATAACCAAATATCTCTTGGAGGCAACTGATCGATTCTTGATCATCGCCCCACAAATCATTTAAAAATGTTTCCCATAATGTACATTTTGCATTGGGATCATACGCAAACGGCAAACTGTTTTGTGTAAAGAAACCCAACGAGTGTGGCAGTAACACATTGTCTTCCAAGTGAAACAAACCATTTTCTACGCTCACCAGTTTGTTCGCCTCGGGTCTGTTGGCACTATACCCTTGCAGCCATACAGGTGGTCTTGTATTGGCGTGGTTGGGTAAGTGTACAAGGGCTTTGATCGCATCCATAGCACCGCTCACGCTTGTTGGATTGGGCGAGAACGGCACGATGTTGCCCTTCTTATCTTGGCGTTTGCATTTGTCTAAGAACTTATACACTTCGGAGCGAACTGTGCCGTCTTCAATCTCAGCGTAGTGCGTGCCGCGATACGAATAGAAATCATTCACATAATGCACCAACTTAATTCCCTCTTCTGAAGAAAACTTAGTGTCTAAAAATGTCTGAGCGTTCTCCATGGGTGCTAAAGAGAGAATGACATCCCCCTTTGCCAATGCCTCGGTTCTGTTGTTGTACGATAGTTTAAAGATCAGCGTGCGTAGTGTCGCACCGCCACCCTTCTTACTAAATGTCTTCCACTTCGATTCACAGGCGTTGCTTGAATAACTGGAGACACTGCCGTCCCCATATGACCAACGATCCCATGCCTCACACGCCTCAAGATCACCTTGGAACTGGTGGTGTAAACACATACCAATCTGTAACCAATCGGTGTACCCGCAGTTTGGATCGAACTGTGGCAGTAATTCTGATTCTACTTTTGCGAGATCCCAGCCATCGAGCGGTGGGTTGTAATCAGCAAACGCATCGCCCGATGCCCGAACTGTACGCTCTGGGATAAGGTGGGTTAGATCTTGCATGGTGGTGGGTAGATCACCACTTAACTTGTGTCCCGTAACAGTAAAATACCTACCCTTGGGGTAGATCTCTAAACCTTTATCGTGATCAACGTGAGCACCTTGTAGATCCGCTATGGTGAATATTTTCACCCCTGTGCCTGATGGGCTGATCTCTTTGTAACCTTCAATTTTGTTGAATATGTCACACAATTCTTGGTTGGTGAATTCATTGACGGCATCATCGTAGCAGTCGTCTAGATCCACCCCAATAATGTGATCGTCCGCTGTAAACACAAAGCCCACACCATCAAATAGCCCGGTGAGGTAGGCTTTCTCAACGCTTAGAAAGTCAGTCCATGTATCCGGGTTGGTTGAACTGGCAGCCTTGCCTGACGGCTGGACGGGCAGTTTTGACCAACGCTGTGTATCGCCCTCACCAATGAGGACATAGTTCCACAATGTCCATCGTGGCACTGAGCGAAGACTTAGGGGTATGTTTTGGAATAGTACTGGTAATGCTTTCGGTTTCATCTGTTTTCCTTTGCTCTTCTACTTATGCAAATTTTGCCCTACTTTTTTAATTTCCTTTATATCTTTTAGTAATAAGTATATAACTAAAAGTAATCATTATCCATAGTATCCACAGTAGCTATTTTCTAAAAACTTGTATTGCGGCGCACCATTTTTGCTAAAAACCACTATAGGTAGTAGTTCCAATGGTGTTTACCTACTGCAAATCCACAGTATCCATAGTATCCATAGTATTTCTGAATTATTTTATTTTTATTTTAATACTAAGAATAGAGCTAGGGGTAAAGTGCAAAATTACTGTGGATACTATGGATACTGCGGCGCACCAATCGATTTGAGGCGTTATTTTGGCCTTGGTAAGGGGTGGGTAACACCTACCATGAAAAAACGCCCCACAGGGCGTTTTAGCAAGGCTCATGATCATGTGATCGTATTTGTCGGTTTACCCATTCCCTAAACGCAATCCGATTGTCGTGGGTTTGCTCGTCCCTATTGTCCCAGAGGGCATCAAACAAATGCTCTCCGTTTTCCAAAGTAACCTCAATTTTGGTAAGGTTGCCGTCTTTATCAAAAATCTCTACTTGTCGTGCTTTCATTTTATTCCATGTCTCCGTTCTATCGCGCGGGCAAACTCTCGTCTGCCGGCGTACGTATCAATGTCATTAGAAATACCGTCCGATATATCGTCAATCTCTTGATCTGTAAGGGGTTTTGACTTGTAGATTCCGTATAAAAATGGCTTTGACTCCGTGACTACGGCATTTTCATAATCAGGTTCCGTGACTATGGCATCTTCATAACCTGGTTGGTATGGGGCTTCAGCCACATAATTTGATTTTATTGTTTTGCTTTCGTAACACGCAATATCAATTGCTTTACTAACCACCTCCCAATAACTCTCTGGCATTGTGACTGTTATGTTTCGTTTCTGTGCAAATGCCTCGGCATCTTCCAAAGAACAAACCACATATTCATCTGTTGGTTTCATTCTACTTACCTTCCTTTCGTCTGCTAATTTCTCGGTTTATATACCAAACTGCCTTTTGTAAGTCTTCAATGGCATCTTTTTTGAGATCAGCACGCCACACATACTTGATTGCATTACCCAAACAAAACCCCATGTGCTCTGTAATTTGAATGCAGTCAATGCCGCTGGGGTGTGATGTGTAATGTTTTGGGTTGTTTACATTGTCATTCATCGCCTAATCCTTTCCCAAATGTCTGATATGGACATGGATCGGATTTGCATCCATCCAAAGTATACACAAGCAAACATTATAAATAAGAAGAAACTAAATACGGCCGTAAAAATAATCACCGCAAAAGTTGCGGTGATTAACACAAATAAATTAAGCATCGTATAAATCATATATTATTCCATCGCCTCCACAATTTTTTGATCCAAGCAACTTAGCATACGCCCCAATGTTTCTCTTAATTCTTCCACATTGTCACCTGTTACACGAACACCATCTTGCGTATGAGCATAAATTGATCCGTCTTCGTTATAATAGACTTCGCAAACGGCATACCAATCCTCACCTTCATGCTTAAACCGAACAACTCGATGATTCCAAGTCATGATTGCACCATCTGAATGCGATTGCCAATCCAGTTCATTACTGGTACTGCCATACTGTTACCCATCGCTTTGTAGCGTGGACCATCGGGGCAGTCTGTGGCTGGCTTTTTACGCCACGGGATCATCGTGTGGTTATCGGGAAAGCCCTGTAACCGCTCACACTCAATCGGTGTAAGTCTGCGTACTGCCATACTGGCTGCATACACCGATGCCACTTGGTTAGTTACTTCGGTTGATTGTGGTGAACGACTTGGGTTGTTCGATGCCGTGAGCGTGGGTGCAAGCACCTTCGGCCCACTCGTGTTTGTACCACCGCACGCCTCTGTCAAGGTAGCAGTCACATCACCATCGATGGCTTGGTTATATACATCGACTGCAAGGTGCAAATAATTTTGTTGTTTCATACCAGCTTCTGACATCAACGCACCAGCAACTTGACCGTTTCCACCAACATACCTAACTTCATCTCTGGTATTTTGTTGAAATATTTTTGCTGATGAATAGGCAGCCGCCACTTGGTTGTCACCCATGTTACTGCGTAGGGTTGGGGATAGATCTTCAACAAATCGATTCTCACCGCCTTCGCGCTGGGCAATTCCGGGTTCAAATGCAATTGCCACACCATGCACATCGGTTTTATTCAATGTGAACGAAATGTCTTCATTCCAACCCATCCCTTGGGAGTTTTGTGATGTCGCACCACCGCCTTGCAGTGTGTATGCTTTCATACCCACAAATGGTATGTTCCCACCCCCAGTGCCCCATGTCGATGTCACAGTCTGGCACACATCGCCCATTTCTTTGACACGACTATCCGATGGGTGGTTTTCGTACACGATCAAGCCACGACCATCTTGCAAATCTTGGTTACCAACACCTTTGTAGTCTCTTGCCAATAGTGATCCAATTGTTGTACCACCATCTGGTGTGCAAGGTATTAGGGTGTTTGTGGTTGGATCGTTTCTTCGTCTGGTTGCGACTGCGTGAGCTGATCGATTGTCGATTGCAAAGCTTGATGAAGTAGTGGCGGGAGTTTCTTGCCCCTTACTTCTGCTCTTCTTAGGATTCCCGAGCAAGCTTTCTTGCTCAAAAAGAACCGCTGCGGCACTTCGCCAGTCTCCAAGACAGCCAACAACGAAGACTCGACGGCGGCGCTGTGGAACTCCGAAGTGTTGAGCGTCAAGCACTCGGTAGGCGAACCCATACCCGAGTTCCCCCAACGCCCCGAGGAAGGCGCCAAAGTCCCGTCCTCCTTTTGAACTAAGGACACCTGGAACGTTTTCCCAAACGATCCACTTGGGTTTGAACTTGTCAGCAATTCCGAGATAGACGAGTGCCAAGTTACCGCGCGGGTCATCCAATCCTTTTCGGAGACCAGCGACTGAGAATGATTGGCATGGTGTTCCTCCAACGAGAAGGTCAATTGGTTCATTTAATTTCCACTCCTTATATTTAGTCATGTCACCAAGATTGGGGACATTGGGGTAATGATGAGCCAACACCGCTGATGGGAATGGCTCGATTTCAGAAAACGCAACGGGATTCCAGCCCAGCGAATGCCAAGCGACCGTTGCAGCCTCAACTCCACTACATACGCTAAGATAGTTCAACTTTTCTCCTTTTGAATAGTCGTTTGTACCACGGCAAATCATTATAAACTTGATTGATGTGTTGTTTCAATAGAGATATTACTCCCGCTTCAACCAATCGCTCCCTTACATAATCACTCATGTTGATTTCTACATCACAACTGCCATCATCATTTTCTTTTGTACGAGTGATCGTAAACTGAAAATCTTCTTCCATTATTGCCCCTTAAAGTACTGATCTAATGTTTCCAATTCTACAGTAGTTTCTTCCCAGTTATCCTCACTACCATAATCACCTCTGGTGGCTCGGAGTCGTTCCACATTGCGAAACTCTGGTTCAATCTCCCACCAAGCTGCAGATGCCTCTTTGTATTCTACCCAATCATCGTTCTCAATGAATAGTGGGTGATTCAAACCAACGATATGCACACTGTCAAGATAATCACGATGCGGGATATATTTTTGGGCATAGTTTTGGGATGTTTTCACCAATTTGACCTTGTCCCTAGCTCTGATAAATCTATCGTATGCTTTTAACTGCTCTGGAGTTAATTCCATGTGTCTTCCTTAAATGTTTTTCTAATGTACGGCCGTAAGCGACTATGAATTCGCTTAGATCTAAAACTTTTTCACCATTCTTTTCTGTGATCACTAGTTTTCTTTTTTTCTGTGGAATGTTTTCTACTATGTCTAAATAAAATTGTTTATTCATCTTCTTCTTTCAAATGATCGGTGTTAAATGCCTCCATGCTGATCGGCTCTTTGTTTAGTACTGAATTAATGTAACTAACTCGCTCGACTGTCGTGCCCAAATAGTCCGCCAGCTCTTTGTTGGTGGGTGCGCGTTGTAATTGCTGGGTGAGTAACCGCTCGGCATATCGATTTCTGCGTATCTCTTCGGTGATGTTGACGGGCAGCCGAATAATGTTTTTGGTGTTTGCCACCGCCCGATTGACCTCGGTGATGATGACTTTCTTGGCATACGATGCAAACCGAATCCGTCCCATCGGTTTCCACTTCCTAGCCGCGAGGATCAATGCCTCGTTCCCGAACCCCAACATATCCTCCATGTCTACCGAGGAGTGAGTCCAGTGTGGCATCGACTTTATGACAGTGACCACGAACCGCAGATTGTGGGTGACTAGTTTCTCCAAAGCCGACTCATCACCTTGGGCAATTTGGTGGGCTAGTTGTTCCTCAATATCCCTACTGAGAGTGGGGATATTATAAAGCGATCTAAGGTAGTCAGATAGGGCATTCTTTTTGTTTTTCAAAACGGGGCATCTCCACACATGGCATGAGCGTGCTGAAACTGTTGAGCCGGGGTTCGATTCCTGGGTTTTGGCAGGACCTTTAGGGTGCAGCCTGTACGCAAAAAGGGTTCACACTCTATGCGCGAACCCAGTTTGCGTAGCAATTCACCATCTTGGTATATTAAATATCGAAGCATCGTTTCACCATAAATGATGGGCTTATTTTATAACACCCAAATCGTATTCTTAATTTTAGCAGTGTGTATCTTGAATAAATTGCGTTGCTCCGACTGCGATGTCTTTGCCGATGCAAAAGCATGGTCTTTCCAGGCACTACTTTAAAACGTTTTTGTAGTCGCTTAAAAATCGGTCTACCAATCCGGTGTGGTTGGTAAAGCCGATTAAATAAAGTTCTCTTAGCGATTCTCAACGATTACCTCGAATGATTTTAATGACATTGATCGGATTGTACCACTTTCTGTCACAAAAATCACATTGTTATTTTCAAGATACCAACACGCAAACGATACTGAATTGGTGCGTGAAAATGCGTAGGCTGATTTCCATTTGGGGTTACTGTTGCATGGTTTTTTGGAGAGGATCGTATGCCCACCGATTTGATTCGGCGCGATGGCATACATATCCGCATGGGCACTCACACTAAAGAGTGTTGTCATTAGGGCTACGAATAATTTCATTTATTTTATCCAATATTAGTTTGTGAAATGCAACAACGATTATTAATATCCATTGCGCGATGGCATATTTGTCCAATCCAAATGCAATCAATGCAAAGTATCCGACAATGAATAAACCTAGGCATTTTAAAATTTGTGCAATCATAGTTTATCCCAAAAAGTAATCGTAAGCAATCTTGTACCAGTACTCCTTGACCTTTTTCTTTTGCTCTTCGGTTGCCTTGGTAATGTCCTCAATTTCCTCTGGCAGTTCCAATTGTGATACCGCCTCGAACCAATTACTATCCTCAAAGGGATCGTGTTGCCCACCCGTTTTCATGGATTCGATTGCATCCGAGTGTGCCTTTTCTTCTTCTTGGTTGTAGTCGGGCTGATCATCGTAGCCTGACATTAGCCATTTATCATAGCCATTCATTCTTGACATAAATCCTCCTTATTGGTTTGTCAAATAAGCATAAATAAAATATACCACCAATCCAAGGCATGGGGTAATCCACACCATGTGCCCCAAAAATTCCTTGGCATCTTCCCATTCGGTTTTGCCACGGGAGATTGAGATCGCATAGTCGGCATCTTTAAATGCCTCACTGGCTGATCGACAAGTACGGCCGACCATCTGATGAAGGTTTAGTTCACGATTTTCCATTACGCAGCCCTCCTGATTTTGTAATTGTTTAACACCTTGGTAACCCCAAAATCCCAATCGGATTCTAGATCACGGGCTTTATACAACTGACCACCATCGTTGATCAAGTTTAATACTTGTTTAGTGTCCATCAAGTACTCACGATGGGTATTCCAATCACTTACTAAAAATTTCTGAATCATATTGCCTCCGATAAAAAGGATTGTAAATTTTCTGTTGGTACAAATTTTAACAGTTCCGCAATGGCAGTTTCATCGCCATCATCAAGGTCTTTCTTGATCTGCTGAATTACCAAATCAATGAGTGCATCTTGGTTCATATCAGTACTCCCCATTAACTTCTAACTGGTTATCGCCAAAGTCGGTTGCCTTTGCCAATGCATCTAGCTTGGGCATCTCGGACAGTTCTTGCATATACTCCTCTGGATCGCGCCCCTCTGGCACTTCCCAGTAGATCGTGGTGTGCATCTTGATCTCGATGGGTTGTGGTTTAGGGGTTACCAGTTTGGTAATAAAGCTTTCTACAAATTGCTGTTCCCAGTTCATACTGTTTCCTCCGCAATGTCTCGGTTGTACATAAATTGAATTGCTGAATCGGAGTACTGTTTGTACCCCCCTTCTAGAAAAAACTTAACTGAATTATCAATCCATTCAGGATGATCAGCAAGAAACTCAAGTTCTTTCTTGGTTAACTGCTTTACCATTTCATCGGTTGTCATACTGTTTCCTCCGAGTAATCAATTACTTCATCACGAAACAATGCCACGGGGTACTCCCGATTGGCGATTTGTGCCAACAATTCCAGGAATGAGTCGGCATCGAGATTGTCACTACCCATCCAACGTTCGATCATTACTGGGGCGATGCGTGTTTCTGGTTTCCATTGTGTTTTAGCCATTTTATTTCTCCAAGTGTAATTTGATTGTTACGGGACATTGAATTTCATTTTCATCGAGCCACATATATAAATCTGTTGCTCTTTCAAAATGGATTTCGCCTTTAAATTGTACGGGCAACCCTACCATTTCATACCCCTTACCTTCGAGGTAACCCTTCATACGATCATAGATTTTGTCGTACTGGAAGTTTTCGAGCGTGGTAAAACAATCATCGCTGATGTGTTCGCCCATCGAGCCATCGGATTCTAGGTGATAGATTCCGATGTCAAAATCCACACCATCAATTGGTGCATTTTGATTCTCATCGTTAATGAGTACTGCCAGTTTGAATTCAGGATAGGTGAGGTAGTAATGCTCACATCCCCCGCCTGTACTTATCTGTTCAATATTAATCATATAAAGTGTTCTCCTCGTTGTCATCAATACAGTGTAAATAAACCGAGCAATCAAAATCATAATCGTTGTTTAACTGCTCAGTCCAGCCTTGTGCTACTTTGTGCAACATAATGACCATGCCCTCTTCGCCATGTTGCTTATTAAAATTATGGTACTTCTCGTCTTCCATGTCAATATTAATTTGGATTCTCATACAGTTTCCTCCGCTAACATGGATTCAATTTGGGCGAGTTTTGTTTTCTGTTCTTGCAAGAATTCCAAAACAGTTTTGAACTCATCAAAACCATCGATGCGGACATCATACAAATTGCCCTCATCAATGGCATCACACAAATCAAAATAAACTTCTTGAACTTTAGTTTTTAGGCTGCTCATACAGTTTCCTCCTCAAATGAAATATCCCAGTTACCTACAAAATTACCATTAACATCTTTTACAACACCCCACGATTTTTGATCGCCCAAATCACTAATTACTTTTTGTAAATTGGCAATCAATTCCAAGGGAACGGGTTGATTGTGATACGCATCGTTATCCATGTCAATAGTTAAATTAAATTTCATGATGGTTTCCTTTTTTAAAATTAAGCGTAATACGAAATACTATCGGGGATTGCATTGACATCTGTGCATTCCTCAAAATGATCCACACTATGTACGGGCATACGATTACCATCTACCCACACATATACCTTACTATTTGGTGACTCAAATGCCTGTAATTCTGTGATCAGTTCTTGTATTGTCATGATAGTTTCTCGGTTAGGTTACCTTCGTTCCACATTGCTTTTGCAAAACCAATTGTGTCCTTGTTTACTGGGAAATCATAACTCTCGGCATGATGCTCGATAACATCCATAGGGCATTGATCTTCTGTGGGGAAATTGTCGCCCCATGTTTCGCCCCACGCTTTATCATTGGTTTTTTCTACCCAATAATCGCATACACCGACTTCCATTGAACGCATTACCATCGCATTCATGCAATCCATTGACAAGTAACCCCAATTGGATAGTTCATTGCGAACATCCAAAACATTCTTATTGGGATTTTTTGCCATGTACTCCTTGATATAACTGTCGTCCACTTCAAATACCATTTTGATTTTCATAACATTCTCCTTGTAAGAACCTTAATTGTCGTACTACTGGTGCAAAAACATATAGGGATAAACCCTGGCCAAGTTAGGCCAGGGAAAACCCCGATATCCGAGCTGCGGGGCATCCCTATGCATTTTCATGAGTCTACTTGTGCCACTCGCCAATCATTGGCGGAGTAGTCTTCCATGTAACCCATTTCAACTGCGTACTTCATATCGGAAATGTGATCCTCCAGTTCAATCTGTGCCTCTTCCTTCGTGGCATAGAGAACGGGGGCATCCTCTGGACACTCCCATTCATCATTGCAGAGTCGGGTTTGTATTTGCCATTTTTTCATGACATCCTCCGCACCCAATGTTCGCCCGTCATGCAATTGAAATTTGCTTTATCGCCAATCTCAAGATCGTTAACTTCTTGGATGTGATCAAGATCATACCCACGATTTTCGGTGAAGTAATCCAATGGGTGATACTCAAGGATTGACATATTATTAGCACCACGATAACCATCTCCCCAAAAACATTCATACATTTTCATTTTCTAATACCTCCATTGTTGCGGTTATATTTTGCATTGCATTGGTGCGAAAACAATTTTCTGCAATTGCCCATTTAAAATCGTATTTTTGTAACTTCTGCAAATACTCTTCCGACACGATCAAATCGAATTGAGTATTAACTCTAATTTTATATTTCTTCTTTGCCATCAAATGCTCCCCAGTTATTTTTAACTTCCAATATTTGATTAACATCAAAATCATAGTCCAGTTTACCACCCACTACTTTCCAATCTGCTTGAAAGAATGGGTACGATTCAACATATCCCTCTTCCAAATCAGGATTGGTATCCATTTCGTGTTTAATCAATTCCCTAACAGTATCCATGCTTTCACGATCACCCAATTTGAGATTTACCCAAATTTCGCAATCGTGTTTTTCACTAAATATTGCATATGTATTGCTCATCATTTACTCCTTGTAAACTTATGATCAATATTGATCCAGTAATGCACTCATAGAATGCACTACTAGGCAACATTAAATAAATAGGTATTTACCCTCGCCAAACATTTTGTTTAATTGTTTCGTTGCCAAATCCATGTCATGGGTTTTGATTGTGCGAAATGCATTTTCGCTATCAGTCAACAACTTAAACAAAATACCCTTTTTGCGATGCTTAGACATTTCGTACTCTTCTACCAGTATGCCAATCGCAGTATCAGTATCGTGATCAAAAAATTCTGTACCATTGATCGCACCGAATTCTGATTTCCATTGTCCTAGTGATTTGACATACTTACCCCAAACAATGGCAGAAGGTGACTCATCCCACCCGTATTGCCCACCCATAAATTTGAGATCATAAAATTTCATATCAATGCACCCACCATTGCCATCATTGTGGACATACGCAAATTTTTTACCATCAAGATATAGGTTGAATTGATATCCGCCACCATCATCGGTTGCCCATGATTTAAAACCCTTAATTTGAAAATTCATAATTTCTCCTTTGTTGATTAAACTACTGACTCCAACAAAAACCACTCTATAGAATGGTTTTTAGTAGAGCAATAGGGGTTTACCCTAGTCAGGCTGCCGAGGAGGGGGGTTGTTGACAATTAAACCCGCATTTATTAACTGGTTTAAGGTTCTGCCAAAATGCCCTTGTAATTGGTAACCTATACGAGTGTCATGCAAGTATTGCCATGCCTTAAAAACTGTATCCTCATCATCGCACTCAATAAAACCCTCTGCAATTCCTACTGCTTGATAACTATTCATATTTTCCCCTCATATTTAAGTGTTAGTAATACATTCATGAAAAAATTAAATTCCCAGTTAGGCATTGACTCATGGCATTTTTTGTTTACCTCCAACAATCTAACCCCCTTATCCCAATCGACATAGTCAATTTTAAATTTGCCATGTCGAATTGTTTTGATGGGTTTCCCATAATAGGTAATTACAGAATTCATTTTTATCCCTCGCTTTCTGTCATATCAAACCAACACCATGAGCAATTACCAATCGCATAATATTTTTGCCCATCAATAATTACTGCATTAAATTCCTCGTTGTCAATTTCGTCACTCATTGTCAAAAAGGCATCACCCTCTTGGTGATACCACATATTGAATGGCACGAGCGAAGTTAATTTCATGGCATTGTCAAAAGTAAAATACGGGCAAGCCCACCCATTCCAAGTATTGCCATAGGTGAACCCCTCTATATTTTCATCAAAACAATCCATTGAGAAAATTGCTTTTTTAAGATTTGGCATACACATCCTCCATGTTAATAAAATCTTCTACAGATTTATTTAAAACCAATTGCTTTACTTCGTCAATGGTTTCAAAATTGCCCAATACTTTTGGGTTGATTTGATTGCGATCCATTGCCAAATCAAGAATTACGCAATAGCGATAATACTTTTCGCCACCATCGTGACACTCGCTTAACTCTGGGTTTTTATAATCGCAATAAATCATTAAATATTGCTCGTTACCAAAATCTTTACCAATACATGGGCAAGCATCATTTTTATATGAATAATCGTCAAACCCTTCAATGACGGGTAGATCATCGTCATATCGTGGAAATGCATTTTTTACTAATGTCATTTTTACTCTCCAAATAATAGGCACAATTGCCCTACCCTTAAAATACCATACTGGTATAAAATTAATACTAGGACTTTCCCTATACTATCAAGGCCAGGTTTTTGATAGATTTTGACTATATCGATTTAAAACTGGTTTTTGGGGGCATAGAGCGATTTTGATTAGGGTTGATACAAGTGCATTGGGAGGGTTGTGATCGTTCAATATGGGGCATTCTGGTCGTTAGGGTTTACCCTGGTCTTTTTGGCGCATTTTGGGCTTGTCAATAGGTATTTACCCTAAGACCAGCACTACACCAAAAAACGGGGCTGGTCAATAGGGGTTTACCCTAATGCTGCCATACCATGATCGATAGATTTTAACTAAACCCCCCAAAACCTATTAAAACGAGCTCAGAGCGATTTTGTGCCTAGTTGATACAAGTGCATTGGGAGGGTTGTGATCGTTCAATATGGCACGATCTGATCGTTAGGGTTTACCCTGGCCAGGCTGCCTAAAAAATAGGCAAATTAAAAATGTCAATAGGGGTTTACCCTATGGCCAGTTTTTGGGCATAAAAAAACCCCTAGTAAAAACTAGGGGTTTATTGGGGTTTACTGGTTTAGTGTTTTAGCATTTCTTTTAATTCTGCTTTTAACACTTTCGCATCATTGCCCCTAAAAGTACTGGCATTCGCTAAAAAGTACATAATCACACTTTTTGCATCGTCATGAAAATATTTGTCGTTAATATTATTTAATTGTGTCATGGCATCCAAATATGGTTTAGCCCCAAAATAGGGTTTTGCCCATGCCCGCTTAATATCATATGCAATGCTTGAAATTGATCTATTCATTTTTAAATTCTCCTATGTTATTGATCATCGAATGATGATCTATTAGGGCATTGACTCAATGCCCTAATAGTCAACACTCTAGATTATATCTACTACAAATCCACTAGTGTCTTTTTTTGCCTTACCCTTTGCATACAATGCCACAATGCTATTGGGTTTATCTAAATGCCTAATGTCTGAATTATCACCACTTACAACGGGCAAACCCAAAAATTCTGTAGGTATATCTTCTACTCTTCTGAATACTGTGGCAATTCTCATTTTATTGTCTATTGCTTTTTTAACATACTTTTGGAATGTCACTACACCACTATAAGAAAATGTAAGATCGTAATTTTTTGGGATGTCAATCCGATTTGCAATTTTTGTGTAATCGTAAAATTGTACTTCGGGAAATAAATCAAAAATGGTAATAGATCTAATTTTGCCATGCATAAATTCATAGTCAAAATATACATTTTCCCATTTTATGTCACTTGTGCCATTTAATCTAATCAAAAGGGTAAGATCTTGCTTTTTTGCTTGCTTGATACCCTTCTGAATATCGAGTACCAAATTGAGCATAAAATTTTGACGATCATTAAAAAAGTATTGAGTCTTAGCAATACGAGCATTTTGAATACTGGTAAATGCCCCTCTGCCAGCACTATACAAACAAGCATTTTCGCATTGTGCTAATTTTGCCATGGGGCATACATTAAACCCGCTTATATCACTAGGGGCTAAATAGAGAATGCCCGTATAAAATCCAAGGGTTTGCCCCTTGACTGTTTTGCTATTGGTATCAAACCCCAATAGGGATTTGCGAGTTACTGGTTTATTAGTGTGCATATATTCACCTTATAAATGATTAATAAAATTTACTACTATCATAATTTTATTGATTAGTTAAAGCAAAATACAGATAAATAAACCCTAATAGGGTTAACCCTGGCCTTCATTGGTACATTTCTTGCTTGTCATTCTAGTTGATAATCATTCGCATTTGCCCTATGCCTCTCGCACGCTCGTATAGCCCCATAGTGGCATTTTAGCAATTTGTGACACCTACCTATTAACTCAATGGCGATCGTGTCACTATGAGCGTTTTGGCAAGCACCAATTTAGTGCGCCCTGCACCAAAACAATGCAGCCCAAATTGTCAATAGGTACTTTCCCTATTAGGGTAATCCCTGGTCGGCCGGTAAGTGAGTACTTACTAACTTAGCAGATTGTTGCACTGCACCAAATTGCCATGCACCAAATTGGTGCGGCCAGGAAGTTAGTGAGTGCTAACTAACCAATCTGGTCAGTAAGTGCTCACTAACTTAGCCGATGTAAGTGAGTGCTTACTTACCACATTGTTGCACTGCACCAAGTAAGTGAGTGCTTACTTCTGCGCTGCACCAAGTTGGTGCATTGTCAGGTTAGTGAGTGCTTACTAACCAAGGGGGGCATTTTGTTGCGCCGCACCATCCTTTTTTGACTCCCTGAGTTTCGGGCGCGGGGGTCCCACACCAATCTCAAGGTCCTGCAAATTCTCCTACATTTTTTATTTTTTCATAATGTGGAATAAACTTGTATAGAATTAGGCTCAAATGATAATCATTCTCATTTAGAAATGCTGTAACTTATTGATTTTACTAGGTGCTGTATAGAACTATCCATAGAATGTATAGATTCTCAAAAGTTATGTGCTTGATTTGTAAAGATAAAAAAAAATTGCTGCACTGCATCCTGACTACTGTGGATAGTTCTATACAACTTTTGAGCGTTGTAAGTGCTTGATTAGGTTAAATAAAAAATTTAAAAGACAGGGTATCCATAGTATCCACAGTATTTCTCTATTATTTCTCTTTTAAAAAAAAGAATAATACTAGTAGGGGGTATAAGTGAAATATACTGTGGATACTATGGATACTGTGGATTGAAGTTCTATACATTGGAATAAAATCAATCACTTGGAAGAAGGGCTGGTGAGCAAAAACATCGTTTTTTGTATCCTGTCTTCTGTGGATACTATGGATAGTTCTATACAATAGGGCGGATGTTGTATAGAAATTGCATAAGTAGATGTATGAAACGACTTAATCCACTTACCAAATCCCCATACCGTTGTGGCGATCAGCACGGCGAGATGTTCTTTTACAATTACAGGACCGACGTCCTATCCAACGGATTCCGTGGCGAACGTTGGCTCAGTCCGATTGCTTTTGAAAAAGCGCTTAGACGGGATAGACTGGCCAAACTGAAAAAACGGCGACAAGCTGGTAAGCTGCGACGCAGGTCTAAGTATGACGATTAAGTATTACGCATACCAAATCAAAGGTCTACTTGAGAAACCCGATAAAAGCATCGGAGCGATCCTAGTGATGATTTGCACCCCTACGGCGTTTGAAGAAGTCCAAGTGCCAGCCTCCGTTTTTAATAAGGAGATTCTGGCGTTTTTAAGGTATCGAATTGCGGTGAACGACTTTATGGACATTAACAAACTGCCATGGGATATCATTAAAAAGATTCGAGGACCATTGAACCAATACCTCGATGATTGGATTGCGGATGGCAATCTCAAGTAGCACACCCATCCCTGTTCTAGATGGTTGGGCTTTAGCAAAAGACTTATCCAAGGGGGATTGGGTTTTTTCTAAGGAGGGTAAACCCATCCAGATCAAAAGCATCCAGACTTATACCCCGGCAGAAATGTTTTGCGTGGCACTATCCGATGGGGTTTATGTGGATGTGGATGATCACACCAAGTTCCCCGTCCAGACTTTATTTGATCGGCAAACAGAAAGCCGTTACCGTGGCATCTACAAGCGCTGGGCAAAGCAGAAGTACGCCAGCCCCTTGGAAATGCTCGAGCGTGGCTTGGATTTCGGGTACAATCAGGCATTTTATTCGGTACGCAC